TATGAGTCACTTAGTACATTCAAAACTTTTGGTAAGGGTTGGACTAGAAGAGTAAATGAAACAACAGAGTTCGCATTGGAGATGGCAGAATGATATGTCAAAACTGTAATTGTGGATGTCACTGTTCAAACGGAGGTTCATGCACATCTTGTGAATGTGTAAATTGTGAATGTAAATAAATTATGTTTAATCATGTGCAGGTGAGTGAATTACCAAAGTTAAAAACAGAGAATATCAACAAAAAAAGATATTACATAACACCAGACGGAAATAAGTATCCGTCTATCACCACAGTCTTATCTAATAGAAATAAAAAGGGATTGTTTGAGTGGCGTAAAAGAGTTGGCGATGATGTTGCTAACTACGTTGCAAGAACAGCTGCAAATCGTGGTACAAAAGTTCATCATATGTGTGAGGATTTTTTAAATAATAAAGAAGTTAACGCTGAACCATTTTTTGCGGCATGTTTATTTAATCAATTAAAACCAACACTTCAAGAAAAAATTAATAACATCTACTTTCAAGAATGTGGTTTATATTCAGATAAACTAAAAATCGCAGGTAGAGTAGATTGTATTGCAGAGTATGATGGTGAACTATCGATTATAGATTTTAAAACATCATCCAAAGAAAGAAATGATCAATACAATGAAAATTACTATATTCAAGCATGTGCATATGCAGAAATGTTTGAAGAAAGAACAGGTAAACCTATAAAACAAATAGTAATTTTAGTTGTAACTGAGGATGGCACTGTTCAAGAGTTTGTAAAACAGAAAAGTGAAGAATGGTTAGATATGTTGGTAACTTGTATTGAAGACTTTAATAAGTCAAACGAGATTACCCATTGACAATCTTTTACAAATATGATATAAATATTATTGGAATCGTTGACGTTTTGTAAAACGCTATAAAGGACGTGGGGGCAGTACCCACCACCTCCACCAAGATAAACCTCGACTGAGGGGGTGAAATAGGGTTGACTTATAGTAAGTATCCTAACTGAGATTTCGTTTTTAAATGCAGACCAATATGAGTATGCAATGGCTGCCTAACTAGGTAGTCGGGGTTTGATCGGTGTACCTGGCAACAGAAACACCGACTGTTCGAAAGGAGTATATTATGGACGGAAGTACATGGATGATATTTGCATCTTTGGCATCTTTAATTTTGATTATTGGTATTGTGAGTTCTAATAAACCTACAAAAAAGAAATCAAAAAAGAAGACAAAGACTAAGAAAAGGAAATAATGTTATTAAATAAAATCAACTTAGATATTGATTATGATTATTTTTTAAACGCTGACTATACTCAACATAGCGGCAGTTGTTTGGCTCACCAATCTACGGAACAAAAAGATTTACATGATGAGTATTCTAATTTTAATCACCCTACATCTTATAATGAACATAACACTGTATTACATCAGTTATGGTTTGATAAAGATCAAATTGATTATGATGATCTAGGGAAAAAATTAGGTATGGAAGTTGTGTCAGTTAGTTCTATTTTACAAGAACCAGGTCAAACAATATTATTACATAGAGATATGTTTTATCAAATAACAAAGAAGTACCCAGACGATAAAAGACTTAAAGTAAGAGCAAACATTTATTTACACGATTGGGAGTTAGGACACATCATTCAATACAGAGATACAAACAAAGAGTGGCAGAATAGTACGCATTGGAAACAAGGTGAAGGTTTTCTGTGGGATTGTGATATATTTCATACAAGTTCTAACTTTGGTTTGAAAAACAAATACACTTTACAAATTAGTGGATTTCTTAATTAATGGATATATTTAAAAAAACACCAAAAATTTTTTCATTAGAAATAGAGAGATTAGCATCACAAAAAAAATTGACACATTTAGATGCTGTTTTGTATTATTGTGATAAAAATGAAATAGAAGTAGAGAGTGTAAGTAAACTTATAACAAAAGGTTTAAAAGATAAAATAGAAGCAAACGCAAGAGAATTAAGATTGCTTAATGATGATGTAGGAGTCGGTAAACTACCAGTATGAATATATTAGTGACAGGTTCCGATGGTTTACTAGGAACTAATATAATTAATCACATATTACAAAATACAGACAGGCATGTAAAAATTATTGCAATTGACAATAAGAGTCGTTATGGTGAGGTAAAAAGATCATACCATGATAAAGATAGAGTCCATTACATAAATGCTAATGTAGAGGAAATGATACCACATTATACTTTTGATGTTGTAGTGCATTGTGCGTATGACATTGGTGGTATCAAACACTGGTGTGATGATCATGAGGACTTTTACAAAAGAAATAAAAGTTTGTCTAATAGCATGATAGAGTGGATTAGTAAAACAAACCCTAAACAAGTTATTTGGATGAGTTCATCACAAGTGTATGAAAATGATACAGAGTTTCCGTCAAAAGAATTTTCAATAGTCAATTTACCAACATCAGGTTATGCCCGAGAAAAATTTGATACAGAACTAGACTTAATGAAATCAGATTTTGCTGATCGTGTTTTAATTTTAAGACCATTTAATTGTGTTGGTAAAGAAGAGATAAAAACTAATAATCCTAATCATGTGGTGCCTGACTTAGTAAGAAAAGTAGTAGATTCAAATGGTGAAAAATCAATATTACTTTATGGTGACGGATCGCAAGTTAGACACTTTACTACTGTTTATGATTTTGCGTCAGCAGTTCATAGATCAATCTCATTGCAACTTACTGGCACTTATAATGTTTGTGGTAGTCACAAAATGACAATGCAAGAACTAGCATTTAAGATATGGATGTTGACATATGATTCAGAACCTAAAATATCTTTTGACTATAAAATGATAGATGAAGATGTAAGATATCGTGAAGGTGATGACACAAGATTTAGAAAAGATACAAATTGGAAAGAGACAACAAACTTTAACAAAATATTAGAAGAGATGATATGGACGCAGCAGATGTCTTCTTGATGTATTGTGCGATAAAAGCTCATTTTAGTAGAGACAAATATGATTATCACAAGTTCGGAGGCAAAACAAAAACTAAAAGAGATAGTTTTTACAAAAGAAAAGACAGATTCTTTTTTGCCCGATTGGCTAGAAAATATAAAACAAAAGAAGATATAGAATCATATTTGGTTTCTAATTATGTGGCATGTAAAGGTGGTTATGTTGGTAAGTTTGATGACGAAGTATATAAAGATTGGAAACGAAGAACACAATCATTATCATACACTTTTATTAATGAAATAAGACCATACACAGAAAGTTTTGAAGAATTATTTGAATGGGATAATACTCATCCCTTACTATTAAGAGAGTATCTTGGTAAAAGAGTTTCTATGGAAACAATGATTATATTAGATGAACTGACACACTTTCAAAAAAATTGGGATGATAGTGATATCATTTGGAAAGATATAAAAAAACTTATGAATAAGTATAAAAAGTTCTTGACAATTAATAAGAATAAGTGTAAAGTAGAGCTAATTAACTTAATGAGGTAAATCATGTCTGATTTAAAACAAGCATTTGAAAGTATTGGTGTAAATGAGATAGAAGTTGCAAAACAAACTATCATCAAACAACAAGAAACAATCAGAGAACTAGAATTTGATTGTGCAATGTTGCAACGCCAGTTGAGTGATATGGGTCATAAGTTTGCAAAACTTACGAACAGACCATTCAAGAAACCATTTGTGAAAAGAAGTGAAGCACGATCATAGACTTTTTACAATAGGTTGTTCTTTCACAAAGTACCATTGGAATACTTGGGCAGATTATTGTGGTTCTAAGTACAAGGAACATATTAATCTTGCCCGAACTGGTGCAGGTAATCAATTTATCGCAACAACAATAACAGAGGCATTTATTGATTATGATATCACACCAAATGATAGGATTGTAATTCAATGGAGTAGTTGTCAGAGAGAAGACAGATATTTAAGTGAAGTAGATCATAACGGAAGATATAATTATTGGAGAGTTGTAGGAAATATATTTAAACAATCTTATTACGATGATGACTGGGTTGAAAAATACACAACACTAGAACACTTTGTGAAAAGAGATTTCATGTTGATACATAATACTTACTACATGTTGAAATATCATAATATACCTTTTGTTATGACATCAATGGTTGATTTGTATCCACCATATCACGAAAAAGAAATTATGCAATTATCAATGAAATATGTTGACATACTACAAGAGATAAAACCCTCAATGAAAAAAGTAATATTTAATAACGTGTGGCCTGATAAAAAAACTAGAGAGGATCAACATCCTACGCCTGAAGAACACATCATGTATTCAGAGAAACAGTTACAAGGAGTGATTAATAATGAGTGGTAATAGACATTTTGTATATGGTAATGGCGAAAGTCGAAAAGGTTTTAAAGTAAGTAATTATGGTGGTACATCTTGGGGTTGTAATGCAATCTATAGAGATACGCCAGTTGATAATCTTGTTGTCATGGACTTTGGAATGCAGGGCGAAGTTTATGATAGTGATTATGTCAAGGA